ATGCTCAAATGCTTTTGCTCAGAAACTTACTATAAAAAAAACGGTTGATAAAATGGATGGTGAGGTCTATTACTCAGCTTCCAAAGGACTGAAGGCGGTGAAGGATGCCAAAAAATGGTTCCTTATTGAGCCGATTATTAAAAAGAATGAAGAAGACAAGGTTGAATGCACTGGATTATTTATAAAGTTTTCAGGCATAGGTGCATGTAACCAAAATGATGTATTAGATTTCCTTTTTGAGGATGGCAGTAGATTGCAAATAAAAGCCTGGAATCAATTTGGGTGTAAAAGCAATTCAGGTTTCTTTATCGACTCTACTAATGCGTTGGGGGAATGCCTTACTTCAATTAAGCTACTTAATAAAGCAGTAAAAAGTATTAGGTTTTCTAACGGAAGAACTCACGATAATCTCACCGTGGATTTACCCTTAAAAGATCGGAATTACTTTGTTGAATTAAATGAAGCCTTAGGTAATTAATTCTCTTTGTCAATCTCAGTATAACAACTTCCGCAAACAATAGTATCCATTGCACTTTCTTTACCGCCAATTACCGTAAACATTTGATATTGTTTTCCGTAGATAGGTTCTTTACAGGCAACACATGGCTCGCAAGTGGTGGGAATTTCCTTCCAAATGATTTCAATTTGCATTAAATCTGATGCCATATCATGAATTTGCTTCTTTCCATGCAATATACGCAGGAGTTGCGAAAACTCTATCCTTATCAGCTTGCGGCACCTGGCGCTCATTAACCGGGCGAATACTATGCCCGCACCGGTAACCGCCGCGTCGGATAAAAAAGTTACTCGCATCGGTGCCGGGGATCATGCCCGATGGCAGCCCGGTCTTTTCGTAGATCTCCACCGGTTGACGCTTTCCGGTCTTTTTATTGAGGTAGGTAAGCCCTTCACCGCGCAGTAATGCCGGCACCTCGCTGATATGGAAGTATGGCCGGTCGGTCATGGCATCGCAAAAAGGGCGGGTGGTAAGAATATCAGTATTATCATACTTGAACCAGGTATAGCCCAAATCAGACGAAACCACTTGCGTGTACTGGTTGCTATACTGATTCACCGCATCGGTCGTTATCTGCCCAATGTACTTCTCCATGGTCCCCGGTGTCTGAGTATTCACCAGGCTTTCACGTAATTGGTCTGACAGGTCTTTATAGCTGCCGCCTGTCGTTATGTTTGTTCGGAGTATATCAGCAATGGGGTCAGCAATATTGGCACCTATCCCCGCCTCAGTGAGTTTGGAGACAGTATCTGAAATCGCCTGTTCTTTAATAGCCTGCAGTAATGGTTTTGGCTTAAATTGCTTTTCGATTCCGCGCCAATAGTCGTTCTGCAAGGCGGTGATCTCATTGAATGATTTAGCAAAGTCTTTTACCTCTGCTTTATACTCTGGTGTTAATATTAATTTGTTGAGCTTGTTTTTAATCGAATTGATCAGAGAAAGGTTTTTCACCGTGGCTTTTATCTTTCCATTTTGCAAATCCAGGTTGCGCAGATCTTCCTGCAATGAATCATAAATATCTTTTTGAATAGACGGTATACGTTTATTCATATTTAATATTGATTCGTTGATCTTTTCCAGTATTTCGTTAAAGTCTGCCATTGATTAAGCCGCTTCGTTATTTCTTACTTCCTGGTTAACAGCCGCAATAATACCTTTTGCCGTATCGAGTTTATTGGTTATCTCAATAGCATAGGTCAGCAACTTTGCTTTTTGATCTTTCAGCGCCAATCCAGCAAACTTCGGATCTTCATCTAATGCCCGCTGAACGAATTCAGTAATATTGCTGCTTACAATATAAGTTTCCGGTAATATCCCCTTATTTGAAAGCCTAGCCATCTTTTCATCTTCGCTGATGTTTGGGAGCGGGTCAAGTTTTAGTGTAAGCGAAACCAGGTCGCGCACCGATTCGTCGGTATTGAATCGCTTACTTGCGTAGTCCACCTCCATGGCGTTTACTATCACTGGATTTGTCTTACCGGTTTTGGCCGAGTTCAATTCGGTCTGCATGTTCGTGATCGATAATAGGTCGTACTTTTCGGGTACCGGGATTTGGGGTAACATTATATCGATTTCCTCGAAAGTATATAAACCCTTGTACCGGTAATAAGCGGTGATCTTATAAGTAAGATCCATTAACTTTACTATATCTTCAGCAATGGCGTGAATGGTATTGTTACGCTCATCCCGATCAACCGCTTTAGCCACTCCCGATTGAGCTAAGGGGACTTCTGCTAACTCCTGAAAGTTAATGGCAGCCATCCCATCGTAAATATGCTGCCTTACACTGTCTTCCATCACTTTCACGATTGCAATATCTTTCACAACATACCCCTTTGGAGGATTTGGAATTGCCCCACCCCCTTCTATTGCAGATGGCTGCCGTATAAGTAATTTACCATAGGGACCTGTCGATATATATCCATTTTGGCAACCTGCGTCACAAGGAACCTGAACAGGCGTTGCAGTATCGCAGCCGTCAAACCATAATGGGTTTCTACGTTGTCCCGATCCTTTGCATGTCGCACATTCATGCTGCGTAAACTCCCATGGCTCCGGGTATACGTGCAATACCTTAGCCGCCTGCAGGTCGCTATATTCGCGTAATGCTTCGTCCAGTTCGGGCAGTATCCCAGCTATCCGGCTCTCGTAAAGAAAGTTATGCCCTTCGGTTTCACAGACGACGCCCCCCATTTTGAAACAGGGTAATATTCCCAGATTATGCTCATATGGAATATTCGGCGCCATTGTACCCTTAGCATCGATCTGATCGTACTTTGTAATCGCAAACTCATCAACATAATACCATGATCTGCCCTTTTCAAGTGCGCCTTTTTTTGTCACATACATGCACCCCAATGGATTACTTAAAATAGCATGGTCGCCATATTTAAACTCTACTACATCGCAGCAATCAAACAGTATAGGGTAAGGTTTTAGAAAATCAGTTTCAAGAATATCGGTAGTTAACGGCATAATCAAAACAACCCCATTCGAATCAGTCAGATATTTTTTCAACGCAACTGAAAATATCCAATTGGTAACCGATTCAAAATAAGGAAAATGTTTTTCACAGTAATTTTCCAGACTTTCACCTTCCCGTACTTTTGTAAATACACCTAACTCCGGGTATTTGATAGACCAATCCGTACTACGCCTTATTGCGCCCAGGCTAGAAAGAATCCGGTTAAATGTTGGCAGCGTTTTAGGCACCCATATTTCTTTACGATAATCCTTCACTTCCAAGGGCTCATTGGGGCGCCGGCATCCAATTAAATGCTCAGGATAACACCCTTCCGCGTGCGGCTCAAAAGCCCTGCACTTCTTATTGGTTTTGTCATAATAATAGTGAGTTTGCTTATCGACAAAATAAGGCTTCAGTATATCGTATGATGGTAATTCGTAGGCCATGCTTTACATTTTTGCCCGGTCAGGGATGAATGATTTTTTATCAATTAAAGGAAATATATGTTGTGTCTGGAACTTATTAGCCGCGCATTTAATAACACGGTCGTATAACTTCTTAATATCGCCTGTAGCGTAATTACTTCCACAGCTTAGAAGGTAGTACCGGTTGTAGATTTCCTCGAAACAAGTTGAGTTATTACCATGCAATCGCGGCCACAAAGCTGGTACCCATTTGTATTGATGGGGCTCTATGCCGTGAATCGCTGCGCTGATATTGATTCCCAATTCGTCGGGAACTTGGTTGCCAAACATGATTATACTTTTCAATCCGTGGTCAGCGTTTATCTTTCTCGCGTCTATAAAAAACTGCTTTACTTTTTCCGTTTTCTTAAAGTAAATAACCTCACTGCGCCATTGATATATTTTACCAGTTAGATCATATTTTTTTACAATCTCATCCACATCGGCCCAGAAGTAATATTTTTTACTGATTTCTGATCGGTCGGTGGTTTCAATATTAAAATACCCTTCCGTTATGCCTGTGTATTCATAAGTAGAAAGTTCGGCTATCAATTCACTCGGGCCGCGTTTCGGCAACCAGGCCATATCTGCATCAAGAAAAAGCGTTTCTTCGAAGGGGCTTAGTTCATCCAAATGAAGTTTACATGCAAAACCCTTTACCTGAGATTCCGGTAACAAAATCATTTGGTCGAAGAAACGCCGTTGGCCTGCACTCAAATGATTAAGCGAATTTTCACTATGTATTAAGCAGATAGGAAAATCCGGTTCTATGGCTTTAATTGACATACTTAAATTATATGCCATACGGCCGTAATATGGATGCCCAGTAGCAAGTAATAATATTCCTTTTGATCTTAACATAGTCCCAAGCATAATATTTGTATGTCACTATTTTGAACAATTATTTCTACCGGATTACAATCACTAGTCTGCAGCGCACATATTGTAACGTTTCCAGACGGAGGAACTAATACATCCTGTTGGGCGCCATTGCAATCGATATAAGAGACGGATAGAAAATCAGATAAATTTTGATTTTCTAAACTATATTGACCGCAGGTTTCTGTTCCACTGGCCGGGTCTGTTGTAAAGTCTATATATACGCTGTTACTTCTATTATCGTCATCACAAACACTATTGACATAAAATCTATAATGAGTTGATGCAGTTA